TAGTGTTTTAGGAGGATGTCGCCTTCATGCCCACAACACCATGGGCCTGTGCGACCTTGGCATAATTCCCATCCAAGGCATACTGGGCGGCCTTATGATAGACCGCCTCAATCTCTGGCATCGCCTTCTTGATACCCGGAACCAAGTGGGGACGAGCGGGTAGATTAATCTCAGGCGCCCCAAATTCGTGCAGATAGCCAATCTCGGCATTGTTAATCTCGGGATGCGGATCATCCTCGGTTGGCTCGCGAAAAGCCTTATCTGCCGCAATGCCGACCAACACCTTATCTTGCGCCAGTGCCTTGATTGCCTTAAGAAAGTCTGGCAATCCATCTTTGGTGACCTTAAATGTCACCACCGAACCCGACAGCGCGGCCCCCCGACATAGAACGGACCGGATGCAAAGGACTGGATCAGCTTATAGAGGCGCTGGCCATAAGAGGTGGCATTGTAAGCCCCTGCGCCGTCGATAGAGGCCGCTGCGTTGTTATACGAGACGGACACCTTATCAATAGACTTACCAGCCACGGGGCCGCGTGTGTCGCCAACGATAGCCTTGCCCGAAATGGCTGCTTGCAATTCACGAGCGGACAAGGCAACATTGTGCGCGATATAGAGGCACACGGCAAGATTATACTGATTGCCAAACCGATATTGGTTCATCTGCTCAACAGCGGGAACAATCCAGGTATCGACCATATGGATGGGATACAGCGTCACATTTGAGAATTCAGGGAAATACGACAGAAACAAGGCATACCAGCCCGCGATGATTGCCGGGTCTTGGCTCTCAATGATCGGGGGCTGGATGCTCATTGTCTTAAACGTCCGAAGTCATGATCTGAGCGGCACCGATACCAACCTTAGGCAGGTTCTCGGGATCAAGGCGCTCCATACCAGATTTGGTCTTGGCCATCTCGCGACCCTTGGCAGCAGCGCTATCTTCGCGAGCAAGGGCATAGACCAGATGGTTGGTGACCAGCATTGTGTCCTTGTTCTGCTCAAGCCACGCATCCCAGAACGAGGCATCTACACCCGAAGTCAGATGATAACCGCCGTGGTTGATGATGCCCACGCCTTCGGCAGCGGCATTGCCCTTAATCTTGACGCTCTCGCCCTTCTGGCGATGAATAACAGCAGTACGAGTACCGCCACCCATCACGGGCTCCGACCACTCAAAACCTTCCATGACACGCAATTCAAGGCCATTCGGGACCTTACAGGCAACAGTAACAGTAGCCATTGTGATTTCCTCCACAAGATATTCCTCCCGAATGGTGGGATGCCCCGAAAGACACCCCACCGATAGGCCGGGGAGGAGGCGACCTATCTATTTAGATGCCCAGCATCGAGGTCGCGGCGACAGGCATACGCCAGATAGCGCCCCATGTGCCGCCCGTGATCTTCTGGCGGTACGACGACACATCGCGGAACAGAGGATGGGCGCGCATCTTCTCGTTGTATGCGCAATACACCGACTGCTGGCCCTCAATCTCATCCGCGATAAGCTGAAGGAAGTTACCACCGGCATTGCCCTGGGTGTTGGCAGACGACAGCGCAGCGAACTGCACGGCGTTGACAATACGCAGGTTGGGGTAGTTCTTCTTGATCATATCAGCAGCCGAGATGCCGAAGGTGTTGGTTGTGGCCAGCGCACCCTCAGAACCGGGCGACATACCCAGAGTCATCTTGGACGAGCTATTAACCAGACCACCAGTCTGCGTAATCAGCTTGATCACCAACGTCTCAACGTCAGCGAAAATCTCATTCGCAGTGGCATTGGGAGCGTTGTTGAAGATCCAGACGTTGCCGTTACCAGCAGCCTTGACGCCGGGTGTCAGCGAGGCCGACAGGCTGGGGTCATTGAACAGGCCGTAGTTCTGAAGGCCCTGCACGCCATAGAAGTACGACAGGTTCTGAAAACGGCTCAGGACAGTTGCAGCGGCCTTGTCCAGTTCCGTCACCCAGTTGATACGGGCCAGTCCAGCGCGCTCAAGCTCACGGTCACCGTAGTTCTTCACAGTTTGGAAGAGATACGACTGACGCTGGGGCCAGTTGGTGTTCGCGCCAGCATGGCCATTGTTCGAGTAATCGCCATAGGTCGACACCTCGCCGACATGCTCAACGGTCGGGAACATCGCGGTATCATCGAGCCACGAACCCTTCTTCTCTTCACCGGCAATCTCAACGGCCTTCTGCGGTGCAAACAGAATTTCGTAGATCGTCGGATCGATCAGGGTCGTCAGCATCGCAGGGACGCCAGAGTTAGCCGTTGTATTCAGCGTCGGCAGGGCATCCATAGCAACGGTGTAGTCACGCTTGGCACCCTCAGTGACATAGGCCACAGCATCGGGGAAGTGAACGCCGCGTGCTTCGAACTCGGCCTTGTCCATGGCAAAAGCCTGCTTGGCCTCTGCAACGGTGCGGAAATTAAAAGTCATATCAGTATTTCCCTATTAGCCGAGCGCGTAGCTGGAGATTTTCACCAGTTCACCGGCCAGACCAGCCGAAACAGCGAACCACTTGGTTTCAACGTTGGTTGTCTCGGTGATGGCAGTGGACGCAACCACAGTGTTGTTATTCACCACATAAGTACCAGCACCACCGGCGCCCGTGATGAAGGCAGTGACATACGTACCAGCGGCCACGCCAGTGCCCGAGATCAGGCCGCCGTTGACAAACGTACCAGCGACAGTACCGCCAACGGTCAAGGTACCATAAGCGCCCGAAACAGCGGTAGAGGCAACAGTCTGCTCGCTGATCGACACGGCATAAGTACCGACGCCGCCAGCAGTGCCCGAAAGCTGGTTAACGATCTGAGTGCCGGTCGCGATGCCCGTTCCCGAGATTGTCGCGCCCGGATACGCCGTACCGCTCGTCACAGCCGAGACGGTCAGGACATTACCCGAGATCGAACCGGTCACCGAGAAGGTAGAAGCGGCAACAGACGAAGCCGAGCCACTAGCAGTCGATGGGCTGGCGGTCGCGGCGAAAGTCACGGCACCGGTCAGCAAGTTAGCATAAGCCTTCTGGCCAAGCTGAGCCTGGGTTGCACCAGCATTGCGCACCCAGAAGTCACCATTCGAATGAAGGGTAACGCCAAAGCCGCTAGGGACGACCATGCCGCTCTCTGCCAGATAGGTCGTGATAAGAGCCTGCTGACGACGAGCGATAAAGCCAGTCACAGGGCCCGAACCAAACGAGTTCACCAGAGTGGGCGCGTTATTCGTATCGAGCGAGCTTGCCACGGTCCATGCGAAACGGCCAACGGTAACGCCAGCAGGACCGGCGACGAGGCCACCGGGTCCAGCATCAACCGAATGGCTGAGATTGATCGAAGCCCAATCGCCTTCGACTGCGGGAGCGGGCTGAGTGCCCACAAAGGTCTGAAAAGTCATATTCTATAGTCCTTAGTAACGCACACGGGCGGCATTGGGATGGCGATCCGCGAAAGACTGGCCGGGCTTGGCATCAACCGCGATGGGCTCACGGACAGCGGCAGGCTTGCTCTGCATGGCCAGAATAGTCGGCAGCGCGCTCGCATGGATCGTATCAGCACTATCCACACCCAGAACCTTCAGGGCATGCCGATAGACACCAGCGGCGCTATCGAACGACATTGCCGTTTCGCCAATATACGGCTTGACGGCACGCTCGGCATCACGAATGCCGTTCATGCGCTTGATGGTCGCAGCTTCGGTAGCCTTAATCGCGGCATCCATAGCAGCCTTGTCGATGGGCTTGTCGTCTTCGTCGTCATCGCCATCTTCATCAGCGGCGGCGATAGGGGGCTCGCCAGCATCGGGCATATCGTCGTCAGCAGCAACGGCGCCACCACAAGCAGCCAAAACAGCGGCCAGTTCTTCAGGACTGATCTTGCCATCAAGCAGGGCCTTAACCCGGCTCGTCACATCGCCATCATCCATGCCATCCACGGGGGGCATATCATCATCCATCCCGGTCGGGTCCGTTTCATCCAGCTTGTCGAGAAGCAGGTTAATATCATCAAGAGTAGCATCAGCCGCCATCTTGGGAAGCACGTAGGCAATGATAGCCTCCCGCGTCCCCTCTTTACGGCCCTTATGTGCGCGGGGCATATCATTAAACTCCGGTTTACTATCGCCAACAACAACATCAGGACCCGCACGGCCCTCGACAACCACGGCGACATGATTGGCTACGATGTCACGCATCACACCATCATAAGGTTGACCATCAACCTCACCTGGCGTCATGTCTGGGGTATAGTAATAGGCACAGGAGATTTCCTTTTGCCGATCACTTTCAATTCCATTAACAGCATCATTCGCCCAAATGACGAGGCTGTTCTTAAGATATGGTTCTTGGAAGACCGCATCCGAGCCAGTCGCGCCAATCACCAGATCAGGGCGATAGTCTTTCACATCGACGGGGACATGCTCGGACAGAAGGGGGACATTGTTGAATGTCTGCGCTGCCTTCTTGAGTTCGTCAGGATGGCGGTAGAGCATGTAGACACGCTCTGGATCTAGGTTCAGTTCCCGAAAGTTGGGGATTTCTGAGCCTTTATAAGGCGAGATACAGGATTTCGAAATATTAGCCTGTGCGACATGAAGCCTACCATCCCGATCCTTTGACCGAACCGACGATGCCCGATCAAGAGCCAGCTTCTCGCCTTTGGGAGATGTTCCGCGAATGGCGTAATCAAATGCCATGTCCATTGCAGGAGCCTTGGCAAACATGTCCCTGACACCAGGATGCAAGGGATCGGGCAGATTATCCGCATCGGCCCACACATAATCAGTGTTTTCGCCGTCCAGTTCGGGGGTGATTTCACTATCAACCGAAGACGTAAATGTCGTATAATCCACCCCGTCCATCACGTTGCGGCCCATGGGTGTTAGCTCGCCTTCGTGATCGATGTTCGTCTCTTCAAGCAGTTCACGAAGCGCTGCGGTTTGGGCATCTTCCCCCGGTTCAGACTTGCCGCCCGGAAAGCACCACGTTTCGCGGCTCGCATCCTTCACAAAAAGGTACTTGCCATCACTGGTCTTGAGTGCTATCCCAGCAGCCGTAACAAGACTATCTCCCGCGTAGCCGTTGGCATACGCAGCCTGTTCCTGGTTTTCCGCATCTTCGCGGCTAGGATACGCATGCCCATGCGCGCCCCATTTATAGCCCATCTGGCCAGAGGGTAGCTTAACGCGATGGATGGGCATTAGTAATTCATAGTCCCCGATTGGGCTTGTGATTGGTCGGCACGGCAAAGCAGATCGACTAACGGTAAAGGAGGC